CTCAACCTCCTCAACCTCCTCAACCTCCTCAACCTCCTCAACCTCCTCAACCTCCTCAACCTCCTCAACCTCCTAGAACTTTCAATACTATACCTCCTGGACCCGCTCCTGCACTATCTGGAACTACACCCGCTCCTGCTCATAGACCATCTCGATCTAGAACTTTCAATACTATACCTCCTGTAATTTTACCTTCTCCAGGACCCGCTCCTGGACCTCTTGGACTAGCTCCTCCACCTTCTGGACTAGCTCCTCCACCTTCTGGACCTCTTGGACTTGCTGCACCTCTTGGACCTTCTGGATCTAGTGTAATTTGTGGACCAGTACCCCCTGCTAGATTTAAAAAAGGAGATCATGTAAGTGTAACTGGATCAACTATTAAATTTGTACCAGGTCCAGGCGGACCTCATATATTAGCCGGTGTATTCCCTTTTAGTAATACACCTGGTACTATATTTCATGTATGGAGAGGTGATGAAGCAATTGATTGGATATGTTGGTTATGGGATACAAATAATAGAATACTTGGAGAATATTTAGAATTATTTGTTTCTACTTATTTAAGAGGTGCTGCCGCTGGTGTGATTGGTGCTGCAATTGCAGATATTCTTGCTGCACTTGCGACTCCAGGACCTGCAAGAGTCGCCGCAATATCTACAGCAGCCGCAAGACATGGAATTTGTTTTACAAACTTATACAAAGTACATTTAGGTGGTGAAACATATATAGGACCCTGTACAGAAGAAATGTTAAGAGAATACAAAGGCCCTATAGAAGGTGAAGGTGACGCAAGTAGAGGAGAAGTTGATATAGATTTATTCAAGATCTTTGTATACAGAATACTACGTAATAATAGTAGAGTCTTACTTGCAACTTCTACTGTAAATAGATCTGCATCAATTAAATCTGTACTTGATGGAGTTAAAGGAGCAAGTCCAAGCCAAAGATGTTTAGTTTCAAGTGGTACTATGTTTATAACATCACTTGATCCTAAAGATTATTATGTAACATTTAATAGCTTACGTCTTAGATACAATCAAGTTGAATTAGATGTTATTTAAAGAATTAAAGAATTAAAAAAATAAAAAATTGAGATATTTTTAAATTATTTAAGTTTAAATAATAATTTAAAGATATATTTAGATATTATAATATGTCTGATAAAGTTGATTACCTAGATGAAGATCCTGTCATTGCGACACAAAAATATTGTGTAATTAGCGTATTAACTCCAAAAAATTTTGTAGATGTTGATAATAAATCAACAATGTATACATTTAAAGTAAGAGGGTCATACGAAACTGTTGAAGAAGCACAAAAAAGAATTCAATATTTAAATTCAATTGATGCAAATGTTAATATATATTTAGCAGAAGTTGGAAAATGGTGTCCTTTTGACGATGACCCTGAAAAAGCAAAAGATGCTGTATACAAAGATGAAGAATTAAATAGATTAATGCAAGGGTATAAAGAAAATCAAGAAAAGGGTAAACAATTATTTGAACAAAGAAAAGCTGAAATGGTTGCAAAAGCTCTTGCAGACACTAAAGAAAAGAAAACAAAGATAAAAGAACAAGATATTCTTGAAAAACAAAAAATATTAGATAGTACATCAAGTGCTGATACATCAAAGATTGAAACAAGTTTACAAGAAAAAGAAGAAGAAGTAAAGAATAAAGAAGAGAAGATCAAGGAAGGTAAAAAAGAAGTAGAACAAAAGAAGGAATTAATTCATTCAAAAGAAGATAAAATTCGTAAGTTAAATGATGAAGTTGCTGCAGCTAAAAAGAAATATGAGGATATGTTGGCAAAAACAACCAAATCTAGTTAATAGTTAATTAATTAAAAACTAATTTTATATAAATTAAATATTTTATATAAATTAAGTATATTAAGAATATCTTTTTAGAATATTCAATGAGTCGAAATAATATTATAAATTGGAATATTGAAAAAAGTGTAGAACCAATAACAAAGGTTGAACCGTATGAATATTTAAAAGTAATTAAATATTTAAGGGATTATTTTCCAGATTATAAATATTATAATGATTTGTACGATCAAGTAAAGGATAAAAAACTGAATGGAACTCTAGAATATTCTGAATTAAATGATAAAATTATTAGAGAATATATAAAATGTCGTCCTGGAATAGGAATTATTGTTTTATTTCCAAAATCTGTCGAAAAAGAAGATCAACAAAAGGAGTTTTTTAAACTATTAGAAAAAAATGGTAAGATTTACTATACTAAGACGATTGATGTTACATATCAAATGATGTATAATATTATTTATCAACAATATGCTAATACTTATCGTATGAAAAATAATCAAAGTATTATTTATAAAGTTAATCGTTTAGGGATGAAATCTTTTCTACCAGATATAAAAAAGATAAAGATTGTTTTATTTGAACCTAATTCAGATGTAAAAATATTTGGTAGTTCTGTTGATTTTAAAACAGATTTAAGAAATTTATTTTTAGAACCTGATTTAAAAACAACAACAATTGATCCTTCAAGTGATGCATATCCTAGAGCACATGATTATTTACATATTAATGATACTTTTAATGAAGCAGTAGAATATGCTGATTTATTTTTTAATGATAACAGCATTAGTTTCTTAAAGAGACAAGCATGTTGGAGATATATTAATTTTATAGAGAGTCAATTTGAATTATTTACTTTAAAGAAAAAATTATTTGATCTTCCAATAGTTGAACAATATAAATTAATAATTACATCTAGTGCAATATTATCAATATATGGAGTTCGTGAATTAAATGACATTGATTTAATTGCTATGGATAATCTAAATATTGATAAAAAAAAATTATATGATATCCTAAAATTATATGATGTATCTTATAGATATTCAGAAGATATTTCAAAAGAATTTCTAGATGATTGGACAGAATATTGGGAAAATGAATTAAATGAAAGAATAAAATTATTTACAAATGCAGCAAATTATAATGATTTTGTATTAGATCCAAATAATTGTTTCTACTTTTGTGGTCTTAAATTTTTAAGATTAAAATATGAAATTCCAATTAGAGCACTACGTAAAGGTAGACCTGCACAAACTGCAGACTTATTAGTAATGCGAAGATTATTAAATTTAAATTATATAATAGAAATTCCTAAAATGAATAGAGTATATAATAAAGAAACAAAAGAAAAAGAAGATGTACCGGTCACAGATATTAAAACTTATATTAAAACAGTTCAATATTATTTAAAAGATAGATATAATCTTATAGTAAGTATCGATAATGTTAATTTATGGATGGAAATGTCAAAAAGAAATATTAAAGAAGACACTTATTTAGGTGGTTCAAAAATAGAAGATTTATATTCTGAAATAAAGAATATATCTGACAATAAAGTAGTTTATCCAAATGAAGATCAATTATTTAGTATGGGGTATAGTATATTTACACGATATTTATCAGATAATCGCCCATATATTATTGAAGGAGAAGAATGGACACATAATAATCAAAAATTTTGTTTTAGAGAAAGTGAAAATAATATTAGATCCAAGAATAATTCAATCTTAAGAGTATGCAGTTTTAATGTGCATAATTTTGTATCAAGGTGTAATCAAGACGATGATCCATTATTTGGTGATAATATAAATATATTTGAAACACCTCGTAACATTGATAAATTTATAAAAATGTTTAAAGAAGTAAATGCAGATGTATTATGTCTACAGGAAGTGATACCATTACTAGATAAATCAATTATGAATGACATTATTGATATTAAAGAATTACAAAAGATTAATTTTGAGTTTTTAAATAAAAAGATGGAAGAAATTGGCTATAAATACAGAGTAATATATGATACAAATGCTGGTAATTTTACTAAAAATGAAAGTACAGACTATATATACAATTCAAATGCAATTTATTCAAAATATCAGATATCTAATCAAAAAGGATATCAATTATTCGTAAATGCAAATATTTCTTTTGTTGATATCAAAGTTAAGGGAAAGTTAATAACAATTGGAAATACACAATTAAATAGTAATATGCATAATAGTAAAATCGATGAATCTAATAGGATATCAAAGGATGAAAATATCTTATTAATGCAAAATAAAGTTATTAAACATATTGTTGAACAAAGAGATAAACAAACTGACAATATTAGTTTTATTTTATGTGGAGACTTTAATCTTAATTTATATCAAAAATATGATAAGGTATATAATAAACAACTAGAACCTAATGAAAAAATATATAACGAAATTAGAGAACCAATTATTGAACTATTTAATAATACAATGAATAATTCATACACAACTAACTTTACAAATGGTTTACAAACAGATTTTATCCTCTTAAAGAAACAAACAAAAAAAGAAACAACAATAAAACCATTAAGTACTTTCATTTATAACACAACTATTTCAGATCATAATCCAGTAATAGCTAATTTTCTAGTGTAATATCTAGTGTAGTATTAAAAGAAAATATAAAAAAAAAATATTAAAAATATTATATAATATTTTTATGTTCAAGATATTATAAAATAAAATTTATATTTTATAATATGGATACTACATTTATTGCAAACTTATTATTATTATTTTCTATAATTTTTATAGCAATTGGTATAACTCGCGCAAATCAATTGGCTATACCACAAAAAGAAACAATTAGATATATACCAAGAAGTTTAGAAGAAGAACAGAATGAACCAGTTAAAGCAGAACAAATATTTAAATCTATGTTTGAACAACAAACTCCTTGGATAGGTGTATTCAATGATTCAAATATTAAACAACGTAGAGAATTAGATAAAGATAGAGGAATATTAAATCAATTTAAAGTCAATAAATTAATTAATACATCATCTACAAAAACTCAGTCTCCTCAAAATATAAAACCCCTTAAGTAATTATTTAGATACTTTATGTAATTATTAAATACTTTCGGTAATTATTTAGATACTTTAACTAATATATTAGTTTTTTTTCTCATCATATAATCATTAATATCAAATAAATTTAATTTCTTTCCATGATTTGGATCAAAATTATATTTATCAAATTCAATAAATCTATTATCACCGATAGGGAAATCTTGTATATCAGTTGCTTTAAAATAAAATATTCTTTCTTTTAAATCGATAGATCTTGAACTATTATCAATTACCATACAACCATAATTTTGTGTCATTTGTAGAAATACACTTTCAAATAATTCAAATGATGGAAACATACCTGCATAATGTTCATATAATTTCTTTCTATTCATTCTTATATCTTCTGCTAATAAAAATATAAAGTTAAATTGTGAACGATATTCTGGTAGAATACCTAATGAATATTGCATAGATAATATATAATTAATATGTCTATGACGTCCTTCATTCATAATTGATAAAAAATTTGGATCTTCTGCCCATTGTTTTTTTGCACTCATACAATCATCCATAATAAATAAAACTCGAGTATCTAATGATGTTTTACCTTCTTTTTTTCTTTTATTATTCTTTTCAATTATCATATCTTGTCTTTTTAATAATTTTTGCATTATTTCGGGTTTATAATCATGATGAATAAAAGCTGGTGGATAAATAGTATCATAAAATTTATTTAATCTATCAGTTGGCGCAATAATAACTCCAGCAGGTATATCACTCATTTTTTTCATTATTTCTCTTATTACCCACGATTTACCACTATTTGATTTTGCGATAATACAAATTCTTGGGTTTAAGAATGTATTATCGGACTTATATAATAAATGATCCAAATTAAATTTTTGTATTACGAGTACTTGACCGTTAACATTTAAGGATGTCATTCTTTTATTATATGATAGTAATATATAAAAAATATCTATATGATATTCTTTATAATTTAAATATAATTATATGCTAATTTTAATATCATTTCTAATAGGGAAATGATATAATTTATTATTGTTTGGATTAATATCATTTTGAACTACCAAACAAGGATATTTATTATATATTTGTATAAAATCATCATATGAACCAACTATTGAACTCAAATAATTATTATAAATAGAATGTAAAACATTTTCTTCTCTCATATTTGTAAAAATAAAAATGAAATTATTTAATTGATTAAACTCTAAATGATTATCTATATTATAATTTAATATTAATGGTTGTCTGGGTTTTATATATAATTTATTAATATGTATAAGTTGTTGATGTATACTTGAAATGTTAGCCATACTTGGACAATTATCAATTATAAGTATATATGGTTTTGAACTAAATGGTAAATCTAAATATTTTTCATACTGGTCTAATACAAATTTAAATTCATTTGGATTATTGTAATAAGTTGTTTGATTTGATGATTGTATAATTTCATTTGAAGATTTTAATTCTTTTGATAGAATTATATTATATGAATAATTTAATGTATTAATTAATTTATCTATTAATACATGACCTGCATATAGATTATTAATTATCTTTATCTTTTGATAATTGTATAATAAAACATTTTTTAATTTAAATTCTAAAATTTCCATAAATCATATATTACTTATAATATATTATTTATCTAATTAATTCACCAAATCTAATAACTTATTGACTAAAAACAGTTAACTAAATTAATTTAACTTAAAACTGTCCCATATCTGTAAATATTTCTTGTGTACTTATATTTAATTTTACATATTTAGAATATACATAATAAACCATTATAAATACTAGTAAGAATACAACAGCTGATAATCTGTAAGATATTGTCTTCTTGTCATCGTATATAGTTTCAATATATTGTAATAAGGTTATTATTAAAAATGCGATTGTTCCATCCAATAATGGATTGTCAAAATCTAGTTTAGTAAAGATATTTTCCATATATATTAAATATATTTTTTTTTATTAAATTAAATTAATATCTTCGAGAGTACATACTTTTATTTTTATCTGCATGTCTATCAGAACTATTTACTTCAGAAGTACCTTCATATAATGGATTCAATGCTGATTTATTATCTCTTTGTCTACCATTTTCTTTATGCATATTACTAAATTCTTCTTCTATTCCACCAGCTTGTTTATAATATGGTTGACTTGATTCAGACATTCCTTTAAAATGTGGAGCAAATTTATTTTCAGCGAGTTGTGGTGGTATAATTATATTTATTTTTTCTACTTTTTTAACACCGTCTTTACTACCCCCTTTACTATCATCTCTTTTTTCAGAATTTCTTCTTACATCTATATTTCTATGATTATCATTATTTCTTGATTCGCTTAATAAAATATGTTTTACTGATGGTGATGCGCCTCCTAAACCAGCTAGTTTTTGTTGTTCATATATCTCTTTTAATGATATTGGTGGTTGAGATTGTACTATTCCACCAATTTGACTTTTTTTTTCGTCAAACTCTGAATCTGAATTATGCATATTATTATTATTATTATTATTATTTATGTGACTATTTGTATTATCATGATTTGATCCATTAGGTATATGTGATTGACTATTATTAACTAATTGATATTGTTGATTATTATTTTCAGTATTCACTAATGATTTAAGATATTTATCATCATTTATTTCAGACATAATACCAAGATACTTCTTTAATATTAATTGTAATGGCAACATCTTACGGATAGCCTCTTCAATTGCCTCTTTAATTAATTTATGAGACTTAAGTTGATTTTTTTTAAATTCTAAAGCTGCTACTTTATGAAAAAATAAAAAGGGATAATTATAAAATGTTTTTGCAACTTCAATATACACATTATGAATAAACTTATTATAATTTAAATTTATATTAAACTCTTTTAATACTTTATGTTTGTCTGCTATATCAGTTGATGTTAACAATAATATATTTGATTGGATAACAGCTTTAATTAAATCATCTAATATGTCAGAATTTTGTGTTACCGTTTTTATTCTAGTGGATTCCATTGTAATCATTTGTTCAGTCCATGTTGGTATTCTTGCAAGAAATCCTTGAAATATTTTTAATTCTTCACCATCTTTTGCAATCTGTTTTACTTCTCCATATATAGAATTAATTCCTTCATATATCGAAGGTGTTAATAAATTAACAAGTTGAATAGTATATTCTTTTTTGATTTCTGTTAAATAATTTGAATTAGCCATAATATAATAAATAATATAATAATTATTATATTATTTCATATTAAACAAATATATTGATCATCTATATTTTTTTAAACTATTTTTATTATCTTAATAATTTCTACTTCCGTTTCCACCTCTAGTAGATAATAATTCATATTGTCCAGTTGTATGGCATCTGCATCCAGGTGGTGCAACACCGTCTCCCATACATGTTACATTAGATGTTCTATATTTTTTTCCAACACCTACGTCACTCCATTTTACAGGGTCATCTTTTTTAAATAATCCATCCATATTTTCCTTCCAATAATAACCACAGCATTTTTGGGAGCATGTTGATTTAGTTAAAGGAGTCTTTAAATCATATGAATCATTTACAGAATATAATTTATTTACATCTGTAAACTTTTCAACATTTTTATGACGTCTATTTCTGTATTTTTCAACTATAACTTTACTACTGTTTTTCTTACTACTTCTTTTTTTATACATTTTTTCTGATTCAGATACTACTGTCATAACAGGTATGGTATTAGGAGATGATGCTACCGATAGTCCGGGGGATATAGGTGACTCTTCAGATGATCCATATCCAGGTTCAGAACTTGATGCAAGTGATGCTACATAAGGTGGAGATCCAACTTTAGAACTCTCTGATGCATTGGATGCACTAGATACCTTTGATGCAGAACTTACTTTTGCCGATGAAGCTGATTTTGCTGACATTGATATAGAAACAGTTGATTTTGTTTCAGATGCTACTAACTTTCTAGCTTTTTTGGCCTTTGCTGTTTTTTTTTCTTCGG